ACTGTATGGTTATAGTTGGGACTCTAGTAATCAGCGGAAAGGAAGCGACATGGACAGTCGTAGATTATTCGAACGTCGAGATGAGCTTAAACACGTAATGAAGGAATTACGTAATGAGCTTAAAGACATTGAAGACAAATTGTCAGATAAGTTTTTACCAGCAGCGCGAGATGTCTTGCACTCAAACGGTAAAGACTTTGGCACTGCACAAATTGCGCAAGGCAATCAAAGACTTAAAGTAGTTGTGGGTAAAAAGATCACATGGGATCAGGACAAGCTGCGCGAGACATTAAACACAATGTCTTCAGAAGATGCGGTCCATTACGGCAAGCTGACGTTTGCTGTTGAGGAGCGTAAATTCACAGCGGCTCCCCCAGCTATCAGGGCAGAGCTTGAAGATTGCCGCACTGTTGAAGTGGGCAGAGTAACAGTAGAGGAGTTAGAGCAATGACTCTACAAATCATTACAGCAGATCAGCGTATGGCTGAGAAAAAAGGCCACAAGATCGTGGTATGTGGCGCAAGCGGTGTGGGTAAAACCACACTCGCTCGAACCCTCAATTCATCAACAACATTGTTTATGGACTTAGAGGCGGGTGACGCTGCAATTGAAGGCCACCCTATTGATGTCGTTCGTCCTAGAACATGGGTGGAATGCCGTGATCTTGCGTGCTTCTTAGGTGGAGCAAACCCATCACTGTCTGATGATCAACCATACAGTCAGTCACACTATGACTATGTGGCGCAAATGTATGGCGACACCTCAGAGGTGTGGCAGAAGTACGATACGCTGTTTGTGGACTCTATCACTGTGGCAGGACGTTTGTGCTTTCAGTGGTGCTTACAGCAGCCAGAGGTTCGCTCTGACAGGTCAGGCAAGGTTGATACTCGTGCAGTTTATGGAATGCACGGTCGTGAGATGATGTCATGGCTTACTCATATCCAGCACATTCGATCAAAGAATGTTATTTTTGTTGGTATCTTGGATGAAATCACTGACGATTACGGTCGCAAGCAATATAGCCTTCAGATTGAAGGTGCGAAAACAGGAAGAGAACTGCCCGGTATTGTCGATGAAGTCATTACTATGTCGATCATGTCAGGTGATCACGGTCAGTATAGAGCGTTTGTGTGTCAACCTCTGAATGAATGGGGTTATCCTGCAAAGGATCGCTCTGGAAGATTAGACACTCTTGAAGAGCCACATCTTGGCAAGCTCATTGAAAAGATGAATAGTGGCTCACCATTAACCGACAACGATCTTACGTTTGTCGATCCATCAACTCAGACTTCTAGCGAAGGAGAAGCATAATGTTAAATTTTAATAATGTACCAGTAGATGAAAACCCTCAGAACAAAGAGTTTTCGCTTATTCCAAACGGCACTATTGTGCGTGCAGTGGTAATTGTGCAGCCGGGTGATATCGAAATCCCTGAGTTTGGTCAGGGGCCGTGGTTCAAAAAATCGCAAAGCACATCTGCCAAGTGGATGAATCTTGAGTTTACTATTATTGGTGGTGAGTTTGATCGCCGTAAGTTTTGGCACAGCGTCTTTGTCGATGGTGACAAAATGGGGCCAAGCGGTATGCCTCTTGCAAAAGAGATTGGGCTAAGAACGCTCAAGGCTATCGTGGAAAGTGCGCGTGGGATTGATCCCGCTGACATGTCGCCTCAAGCGCAGCAGAACCGAAACATTAGTAATATGGCAGACTTGAGCACTATGGAGATTTGTGCAAAAGTGGGTATCAAGAAAGGCACCAATGGCTATAATGATAGTAATCAATTATTAGCAGCTATTACGCCGAACAGCAGGGACTTCTTGTCTCATGGCAGCATTCCAATGCCGCCAGCAGCCGCTGTACCTAATGCGGCCCAGCCACAACCAACTGCACAACCTAGCGGTGCAGTACCATCTTGGGCGCAAAAGTAATCTAGCGACAGGGCCGTTCCGCGCCCGCTAGAACACGGATAGGGGGGCCGTGGTCGCTAACCCCCCAACTTACTATTTTAGAAAATAGGAGAAATCACATGCGTCCAACGTATGAGACGAATCAAGATTTGATTAATGAGCAAAATGTAATTTCAGGTTTTTGTAATTACTGGTCGCCGTTACGTTTTGAAAAAATGCCTAAACAATACCACCTTGATTACTGCCTAATGGTTGGTGAAGCAGTCACAGGATTTTGCGAAGTAAAAATTCGAAAGAATACTTACGATAAATACAGGACATATATTCTTTCTTTAGCGAAAGTATCAGCGGCTAAAAACTTACAGGACGCTTGCGGATTATCTAGTGTACTTGTTGTCAAGTGGAAAGACCGAACAGGTTATACATCGTTCAATTATGGTTGGCCTGTACTTGTTGGTGGTCGCATTGATCGTGGAGATTGGCAGGATGTAGAACCTGTTGTCCATATTCCTTTATCTGATTTTAAGTATTTGGATTGAGATATGTTACTAAGACCCTATCAAGAAGTTGCTGTATCTGACGCTTGCAAAGCGTTGGACAAGCACAACAATACATTAGTCGTAGCACCTACAGGCGCAGGGAAAACAATCATGTTATCTGCGCTAGTTGGCAAGCGTCACAAAAGTGGAAAGCGTGTTCTTGTCCTCCAACACAGAGACGAATTGGTTTCCCAGAACAAAGAGAAGTTCGAGCGCGTAAACCCTTTAATCTCTACAAGCATCGTCAACGGCACAGTCAAACACTGGAGCGGTGATGCAGTATTCTCTATGGTTCAAACGATGTCTCGTGATCGTAACCTTAGAGACAGACCCTTATTCGATATGGTGGTCATTGATGAAGGCCACCATGCAGCCGCTCCAACATATACAAAAGTAATAAACGCAGTTCTTGAAGATAACGAACATGCAGAAATTGTTGGATTTACAGCCACACCTAATCGTGGTGATGGAAAAGGATTGCGCGGAGTATTTAACAATTGCGCACATCAAATCGAGTTAGCAACTCTGATCCGCGAAGGGTTCTTGGTTCGTCCTAAAAGCTATGTGATCGACTTGGGCGTGGGTGATCAACTTGATAGAGTCACAAAGCGCGGTAAAGAATATGACATGGAAGAAGTCGCTGCGATTATGGATCGCAGTGTAATAAACGAACGTATTGTAGATGAATGGCAAGAAAAGGCGGGGGATCGAAAGACGGTTGTGTTTTGCTCAACTGTCCTACATGCCGAGCATGTTTGCCAAGCCTTCCAACGTGCGGGTATTCTCGCTGAATTTGTGACAGGAGAAACACCTAAAGAAGATCGCGCTGAAATGCTGCACGATTTAGAGTTTGGTGATTTGCAAGTTGTGGTCAACGTCATGGTTCTGACGGAGGGATTCGATGCTCCGCCTGTATCATGTATAGTTCTTACCCGCCCATGTTCACAAAAAGGCACAATGGTGCAAATGATTGGGCGCGGTCTTCGGATTGTTGATCCTGAGATTTATTCAGACACAATCAAAACAGATTGCATCGTCATGGACTTTGGTACGTCTATCATTACGCATGGCGCACTGGATGAAGCCGCGAACCTAGATGGTAAAGATAAGGCCGTGGGCGGTGATGCACCAACGAAAGTATGTCCAGAATGTGAAAGCGAAGTCGCAGCCAATACGCGGGTTTGTCCGATATGTGAACATGTATTTGAGTTGCGTGAGAAGAGCGAGTTGATCGACTTCGTTATGACTGAGTATGACCTCATGCAACTGTCACCCTTCATGTGGATTGATCCGTATGGGTCAGGCGCCGTAATGATGGCTACAGGCTTTAATGGCTTCTCTATGGTGGGACAGGTTGGAAAATACTGGGTCGCTGTTGTGAAGGCCCAGAATGGGCGTGCTAGGATCGTGTCAATTGGTGAGAAGGTTCAGGCCATGTCAGCAGCAGATGACTTCCTAAGAGAGATTGAAGATAGCAATGCTGCGAACAAATCAAAGCGGTGGTTGAATCAAGCAGCGACACCAAAGCAGAAACAGCTTTTGCGCAATAATGGCGTGCAAGTAAGCGAGATGGATTTCTCTTGGACTAAGTACAAAGCGGCGTGTTGCTTGGGGTACTATTTTAATCGAACACAAATTGATAGTCTAATCACAGACAATTGGAAAAAGATAACGGGAGAGAGTTATGAAGCGAAATGATTTTCTTGATGAAGCAAAAAATCTAGTAAACGGTCAGAGGGCCAAAGATTATGGAGATGCTTACGATAATCACGCTAGAATTGCAGATGGGTGGAACATAATTCTAAATGGCGCAATGAATAGCCACGGATACTTAACCCCAGCACACGTTACCTTAATGATGGACTGGGTTAAAACGAGTAGGCTCTTAGAAACAATAGACCATGAGGATTCATGGATAGATAAAGCTGCGTACTCAAGTTTGGGTGGAGAATTTTCAACCAAAGAGAAATAGGAAATTATAATGCCACGTTTTGAAATGCACATATTTATGGTCGAAAGTGATGACGATAGCGTAGAGAGTTCTGAGTCTGAAATTATATGTTGGGTAAAAGACGCCAATAATATAAAAGAGATACACCATGAAGCTAATAAAGTTATTAATGAGAGCATTCATGGCGCAGAAAAAACAGTCATGTTTGGAAGCGCAAGTATAATAGTGAAGGGGATGGAGATTCTTAATCTCACGTTTAAGAACGACGAAATGAACCCAGACGAAATAGAGAAAGTCATGGATTTGTTTGAAACAAAAGTGGAGACAATACATTGAGCGATAAGGAAACATTGAGGCCAAAACCCATGAAGGAGTTGGCACATATACTTGGAGTTTTTGGGTGGGATAAGAGGTTTTGTGACCTTACTGAACAACAAGTCCAAGCCCTAATATTTGGAATACAAGAATCACAAAATCTAGCAGCGGAGATAAACATTGGAACCCTCGAAGAAGCCTACTTTAAGTCAACAGGCACTTGGCCCTCTACTTCAATCCCGTTCTAGGGTCGATCATGTAGCAGAAAGCATCAAAGAGGCTGTAGATAAAGCTATCGTCTCTAATGAAAAGAAAAGAGAGCGCAGAAAGTACATAGGCGCATCCAGTATTGGCGATGAATGTTCGCGCAAAATACAATACAGATATCTCAACTATCCAATAGACCCAGACAAAGAGTTCAGCGCCAAGACACTGCGCATATTTCAGTTCGGGCATGAGATTGAGGATTATGCTTCGAAGTGGCTGAGAGACGCTAATTTTGATCTTAGAACTGAAGACAAGGATGGAGAACAGTTCGGGTTTTCAATCGCAGATGGTGAGATACGCGGTCATATAGATGGCGTGGTCTGCGGTGGGCCAGTTGACATGGGATACCCTGCACTCTGGGAGTGCAAGTCTGCAAACGATAGCAAGTTTAAAGGGTTTGTACGTCACGGTGTAGCTAAGGCGAACAAAACCTACGCAACTCAGTTAGCGCTATACCAAACATATATGGATTTAACCGAACACCCCGCATTGTTTACGGTCATAAACAAAAACACTTCCGAAGTTTACTACGAGTTAGTTCCCTACGATAAGGCTCTAGCTCAAGAGGCAAGTGATAAAGCAGTAAACATATTGACGGCGGCGAAGGCTAATGACATTCTACCTCGCATTGCTCAGAGCAAAGATTTCTTCCTTTGCAAGTTTTGTGAGTTTCGTGAGACATGCTGGAGGGAATAAAATATGGGACGCGCTTGGTCGGCAGCATCCCATATTTAGTTGTTAAATTGTGGACAGGGACAAGATAATGAATATTTTAAATTTTGGCAAGACGCCTAGAGAAGTAACTGAAAGAATTTCAAGAGAAGTCCCGCGTGACGCTCAGTTGAGGGCATTGCTAGATATTTACCCAGAAGGCGTGCAGCGCGGAAAAGAATTTTTCATTGGGTCTTTGCGCGGAGAAGCGGGTAAATCTTTACGAATTAACATTGACACAAGCAGCCCTTGGTTCATGACAGGTAAAGATTTTGAATCAGGTGATGGCATTGGCGGCATTTGCAAAGTCTTAAAAGAGGCGAAAGGATACTCGCTCTCTGAAACAGTTGATTACTTCAAGCAATACATCTCAATGGATTATGTTGCTCCGCCTGAGAATATTGTTAAGCCGAACAATTTAATAAATCTTTCCCAAGTTCAGAATAAGCCAGAGCAAAAGATACAGATTAATTCCAGCACACCATTTGAGGATGAATATATATACACTGACGAGCATGGTGTGATCCTTGTAGCGGTTCGAAAGTATTTTGACCGAGACGTAACCGGAGAAATTGTTCGGGATAACTCTGGCAAGCCTAAGAAACAGTTCCGTCAATTTGTGGATGGTCGCCAAGGTGTTCCTGAACCCAGACCATTATATAATATCCCGAACATTTTAAGCTCGAACAAAGTTATTTGGGTCGAAGGCGAGAAGTGCGCAGATGCGTTAAAGGACTTGGGATACGCAGCGACTTGCACGATTGGTGGAGCTGGAATGCTTTCGGAAAACACAGCGAATAAGTTCGACTTCACGCCATTGCGCAATAAAGAATTGATCCTATGGCCTGACAACGATGAGGCTGGAAAGAAATTAGCACGCATA